GAAAGATAGGGAAGAATCCCCTTGCACGAACCCCAATACACAATTGCTGCCTATTTCTGGGATTTGTATCACAGAAGTAGAATCATGGGGGATAATGGAAAGAGGGATATTGAACATTTGGTTATCATCGTCCGACACGACATCAAATGTTAGCTCTTCCATATTTACTCCAGTAACTTCACCATATACTAAAGATACTGAAGAATAGCTTTTCAACACGTTCCTTAAATTATCCCCTAATTCCTGCATTGCAGAATCGAACTTGGAGCTTTTTCTATAACTTAAAACATCCATTCTTCATTTGTCAATTTTGATGAAACATGATATCCGTTTTCGTTGAATTCCCTTCTTATCCCTAATACATACAGATTCGCGCTGTTTTCAGGGAATAATGTATCAGTGAAATTTACATAGTCGAACAAATCTATGCGAGGATATAACAACGTCGTTATTGTTCCGCTATTATATTCCCCCTTTAATCCTTGATACGCATTATTTGCGAATTCTTCCAACCCTTCTCGTGTCTGTATAGAGCTGCAATTCAATCGGATAGGTCTGCCATCCCCTTTATTCCCTACATTTATTGTCGTACGCTTGCCGTTTACATAACCATTTACCGTAACATAATAATTCTCGAATTTCCCGTTTTTAGGAGATACATCTCGCTCTATTACATTTACAGAAGTGTCTAATTTTATGGTTTTTTTCTGGGTGTATTTTAATCCCGTTCCCATAAATAATTTCCCTTCTGGGTCAATGCCCGTATAAATGCCGAATTTACGCATTAACATCTGTGCTGCTTCAAAGGGGCTGACTCCCTGCCATAATTTTTCGTTGAATGTCGAAGTAGCGGTATAATCGGCTACGGAAATTTCTTCATAATCCCCTGTAAGATTGTTATCCGAACGGTATTTCTTGAATGCCTCATTTCCTACATCGCAACAGACTTTCAACCCTTCATATATCGAGGTCTCTTGTGTCCAATCCTTATTTACGACTCCAAATCTCAAAATAAAACATTTGTCCTCACATACAAGAGTAGTCGGGAACCCTGATTTTATTTTCTTTATAAACCCGTCAAATACGAGCATTTTCCCCGCTTCTGGGTCATTCTCGAAATTTATGTTTACCTGTTCCCCGTAATTGATATTATGGTAATAGGCATATACTTGTATATGAGCCCCTATTTTTATATTAAGCCCTTCTACATCAATTTTAGAACCAGTAATTATTTCATCTCCTTTCAAATAGGCAATAGAATAAAAAGGCAACGTTATTTCCGCTGTTTCCGCCAGCTTCATAACGGTGTTTTCGGATACGAAAGAAACAAAGTTCAATATCTTTTTCCCTTCTATCCAGACTTCATTGCCACACCTGAAAAAATTACAATAACATTTCATTGTTTTTCTACAAATAATGTTTGACGCGTTAAATCTACCTCAAGCAAATTAAGGGTAATATTGGTAACTGTAGACCCTTCTTGTGGGTCTATAGTATATCTCGCCAATACGACGAACTGTATCCCTACCTCTTTATTCGTGAAATTATTATATATGGCGAATACCGATTTGTTTTTATACAAATCATTTATAACTGTCGCAAATTTGACTATATCGCCAGCCATTGCGCCTTGATTCTGCCGGAAAGACATAGGGTCATACCTCCCATTGTCGTTTATAGGCTTCCTTTCAAGTTTTATTCTTAATATTATCTCTGCGGGGTTGTATGAAGTCATTTCATATATTGCTGACCCGTCTACCAATTGGCTTTTGACAATATTTTTTGATGCGTTTATAGATAAGCTGTAAGATAACGGCAAATAATAATCGCTTATCCTGAAAATATAGTCATTCTCATTTGTCACGGAAATAAGATTGTCTTTCGCGTTCGCGCTTGAAGCGGAATATCTGGTTTTTTGGTTTATCAATGAACTCTTAACCTTATTCCCTATCCCATTGATATAACCTCCTTCTGATGATATCGGTATCACTGATTTTACGATTCCTACAGAAGAAAATGTAAGGGCTAATGCCGTAGCTGCCGTTTGCTCCGCATCTCTTATCGTATCCCCCGCTTTTGCAAGCTCTCCCCTTATGTTTTGTGGAATAGATACGGTACTTCTGAATTTATCTTGTAATTCAGACCCTGAACTCGTTTTATAATCATTCTCTTTTGTCATGTTAACGGTGTTGCTTGGTTAAACGCTATATTTAAACCTCTCGCTATTGCCTGTGATACATAATCCTCTATTTCCCTCATTATTGTTGATGGGTCGGTAGTATTTATGTGGTTGTCCATGTCTACTATGGACTTGTTGAAATTTATAATCAGAGATTTACTTCCCTTTGATAAATCTTTCATACGACCCGTCTCATCTTTAACTGGAGATACTGTAGGAGCAGGAATAAACTCTTTTGAAGTTAATTCAAATGCCCGTGATAACGCTGTCAAATCAGGGGTATAATATCTTAATCTCTTTATTAAATCTTTTGCCTCCTTTGTCCCTAAATTATTAAGATTATTGAAAAGGTTTTCTATATCATCAGCACTTAATTTTATATCTTTTACAGCTGATGTTAAATAACCGGACTTATATAATTTATCATCTGAAGGCTCTCTATATAAATAATTCGTCCTAAGAATCGTGCCTTTTAACTTACTAATCGCTTGCTCTTTCGTCAAATTATATTCTGGCACTTTAGACCACAATGCAGCCGTAGTCCCTGATGCAAGCCCACCGAGAACAGTCCCCATCGGGCCAGCAGATGAACCCAATAATGCGCCTGAACTAAATCCTCCTATAAAAGAGCTAATAGTAGGATGTTCATTTATCCAGTTTATTATTTTAGTTCCTACGTCTATAATACCGGAAATAAAGGAATCGAAAGCAGATATAGCCTTTTGAAATATTGAACCATCATACCCCTCTCCGAATGTCTTGTACAGCTTAGATAATGATTCGTTTATATGTATACTTGTGTTTGCTATATCTTCATAAAAGTCTTCTAAATACTCTAATTTATCAGCCTCTAAATTTTCTTCAGATAATTGAACACGACCTTTCAATACTCCCGCTCTGGGCAATTCAAATTGTCCTATAAATTTTTCAAATGCCTTTATTAAAGCTTGGGGATTTTCTCTAATAAATGAATATATATCTTCTCCTTTATTCTTTGATTGCGCTCTAAGGTCAAAAACATACTTCTCGATTAAAGGCACTGACTTGAAAAGTTCTTTCATGTCTATACCTTGCCACGTAGTAAGTAATTGTTGCAAGTTCAACCCGACTATCTGCAAATCTCTGCCTGAAACAGCAGAAATCTTAGCTGCTAATTGTCCGAACCATTGGGCGTCTCTTGATGATAATTTTGTATTTCCTACAGTTAATCCGGTCATCGTATTCATCAAAGAAACTAATCCGGCTCTGGAACCTCCTGTTTGCGTAACAATGTCTGTAGCATTACGGAACATCTCATTATATCCGCTCCCTTGTGCTAATCTTGCCATATTATATTGCGAGACATTCGATATCGCTTGTGAGGTTTGTTCACTCATGAGATTATTTCTACCCCAACGGTACAATAATCCGCCTCCGGCTATAGACACCGCTTTTAATCCGACAATCCCTCCTAACGTCCCAATGACAGATTTTAATGCCGGAATAGCCTGTAATGCAGCTTTACCTACAGAACCTATCAGGTTAGCAAAGTTCCCTAAATTCCTTTGCCAACCTGAGTAAGTAAATGAATTTGCAATAAAATTATTTTGAAATCTTTGTCTTGCCTGATAATATCTATCTATATTCCTTAGTAAATAGCGATTATTTGCAAACGGAGAACGATATGCAGCATAATTCATCCTCCGCCATAAATTCATGCGTTCTTCTGGAATATGTGGATAAGGGTTATATCTTCTCCCTCCTGCCGGATTATTAAAGCTACCTCCCCTACCGCCTATATTGTTTGTTATACTTTTTAAGTTCTGGGCTTTCTTTATAGCATCGTCCAGTTTGGCATTTAGGTCTCCCTTTAGATTAAGCTCTATTTGATAGATATTAGGCATATTTTATTTCTTTTTATCTATTTTGAATGGTGCGAAATTCACGTTATCCATTATCCATAAAGCAAGACAATGGTATTTTTCTATTTCTTCCAAAGTTAATGATTTTGTAATTTTATTAATCGGAATATGGAAAAAATGAGAGACAAGAGCTTTTTTTATCAAAAGGGGGTCTGTCTTGCTATATTGTGTTAATTTATATTCTATTTCTGCTCGGGCATCTGCATATTTAGGGTTTTCCCTGCCCGATTGATAAAATTTATCAAATCCTCCTGTACTTGCTCTGAAGAGAACAGAGACAGACATGCAATCCCGTCACTTGAAATCCTTTTTGCTAAAGTCTTGTCAACGACAAATATATTGACGTATTTTATTGCGTCGTTTATCTTTCTCTCTGTCGTTGAATCGGTATTGTCCAATAATGAGGTTATGAAAATAGAGTCCTCTAATTTTGTGCGCTCAGCGTGTCTTATTTCCACGTCTTCTGTTACTTCTATTTCCTCGAATATCCCTTTTTTGTCCGGTAATTTTTCTACAAATGTGAAATTTGAAACTTTAAATGTGCTCATGTGTTGATAGTTTTAAATGTAAAAAGGAGATAGGGGATTATTCCCCTATCTGATTAAATAGCTATTGGTGAAACTGTTCTTATAAGTTCTGTAGCCCTGAAATTCAAGGTTACTAAAGTCTGAGGGTCATTAGCATTGACCTCGAAAGAATCATTGCTAAATTGTGCTCCTGTATAGGTCAAAGCCGTATTAGTCGGGGTTAAATCCGCCCTGTTGCTGAACATGATAGTAACGGTAAGCCCTTCAGGGATATCAGTTAATGACGGTCTCAACGTAGCTGCTATCCCGTTATAACTGTTTATTAACCTGTTCCATTCTCCTGATTGTATAACAAAAGAGCCTGAATAGGCTTTGTTTATACCTTTTACGGAAATAGGAGTTTCAGAACTTATCGCGTAAATCTCATTTACCGACTTTTCTATACTTCCCGAAAAATTCTGCGCTGTGAACAATTGTATAGTTGCTCCATTCCCTAAGTTTATCCAAACTTGGACGTCAGCACTTGATATTATTAGTCCCGATTGGTTTGCCATAATTTTAAGAAATTGAAGTTACAAAGAATGTTGTTACAAAGGCTTCACGCATTGCAGGGTTCGGTACTATACTTATAGTCACTTCCAAAGCTTCGGATTGTATGTAATTATCATCCTTAGCCTTGAAGTCGAAATCTATCGCCCCAGCTTGCCCAGCGTTTATTCTCGGGGTGATATATTGGGCTGTAAATTGTGATATAGCTGAACTCTTAAAAGCCTGTAATATCTGACCGGAAGAATCACAAGGAATATTCTGGTTGATATAATAGGTAAGGAACGTTTGGGCATCATCGCAAACTGCATTGCCGACAGCAACTCTTTCTATCTTGTTTAATGCCATAGTAGTGGCGTTGCATGTCGCCCCGTCGTTGTAATATAACCCCTCTATACCTAACCTGTTACGGGTAAATATATATCCTAATGGGGCTACCAGATTCGCGAGAGTGACGTCATACCCGTTTACGGGTGTACCAGTTTTTGGATTGCTAACTACAGAAGCCAAATCACTATCCGTAAAATATTCTTCCGTAGCTACAGAACCCAAAGCTACATTCCCGATAGATGCAGCTATACTCCGGCTCGCTCTTACTCCCAATACACGCCCTACAGAAGATAACCCGTTAGGAGAAGAACCGGTAACGCAATATGCTACACTTGGATAACTCATAGACGAGCAATCCATAAGTTTAGCTATCTCTGTTGCGCTGCTGAAAGTCCCCTGCTTGATATACGCTCCGTCAAATACACCAACCATTCTGATGCCCAATTCAAACATGTTAGTCAAGAATGTCTGTATCTGCTTGAGTGCTTCTTGGTCTGTCTCATTGTTCACGCCGTCACCATATTCAGGAGCGGGCAATGTCCCTTTAGATTGGCAGAATCCTATTGCACGAGGTCTGTTCTTATAACTACCTGAGATAGTCTTGAATATTACCGGCTGTAATGCCGTATAGAAACTTGCAGTAGAGAAGTTTATGCTTGCCGTCGTTTGAACGAGGACAATCCATAACTTAGTCCCTGTCGAAGCTGCACCGTAAAACTCGCTGATGTGTTGGTATAGCATAGTCTTCGCTCCGTCACCTTCCGCCCATTCTGAAGTTATCCCTAACCCTTCGGCTGCTGATAACGAGGTTATCATATAAGGGGTGTTTAACTCTAAGTCTTCAGGTAAATTAGATTCCGCACCTGCCACATCAACAACCAAACAAGAAATAGATTCGTCTACTTGGTTACTCCCAATAGACGTATCTTTTAATGAAATATGTATTCCTGTTGTTGCCATAATTATTCTTCTTTAGGTGGTCTACCTTTTGTTTTCTTTTCTGAGTTTTTCCGAGCCTCTTTTAACGCATTGAATTCGCTTTCAATAGAACTATCTATTTTAAGCGGTTCTTTCTTGTTCTTAGCGGAATTGTTGGGCTCTGGCGGGTTATATGATTCTAACACATTTTTAAATTCCTCATTGTTCAGAGGCAGGTTATCCATCGTAATTTCCGCCCACAATAATTTATATTTCCTCCGTTCAAAGTAATCATGTGCTTGTCTTCTGGCATCTATTTCCCTTCCGAAAACTTTGCCGTTTTCACATGCATATACTTTCCCGCGAGATTTTACCAATGCGTATAGATACTGGAAAAAGCCTTCTTGATAATTAGTAAGTTCCATATTGTTTATTGTTTATTTTGTGTGTTGGTATTCAAGCAGGGGATTTTGCCCCCTGCTTATTATTTATATTATGCACCTGCTACTGCTGGAGCTACGCCATAGATTCCTACTCCGTCTTTACGAGCTGCACCGGCTCCCATACGAGTATCCATAGACATTTCCCATGCCCAAAGGGTAGGTTCTTGTTTTACGAATACATTTGTACGACCTACACCGATAAGGAATTGAGAAGGCAAGAACCCGATAACGCAACCGTAAGCCTTAGCGTTAAGAGTAACCGGTGTATAATCAGCGTCTATCTTGTGACCTTCTGCTAAAGGTTCTCCATACAATTGTGGGTCAACCACTTTGTTTGTAGTAGTATCATATACACCACATATCGAGCGCTGTGTAATGTTCATGCCGTAAGCCATCATCTGCATTGGCCCGATATTTTCAGTCGGCAAGTTCAACGCATTTACAAAAGTATCGTTTGACTGCAATTGGTTAGCATAGATAGCGTCCATTACTACCTCTGGACGTTCAATGTCCAGATTGAAGTTAGCTTGGATAAACTTCATGCGGAGGCTTAACAAATCAGCTACCGTGAAATCTTTGATATTACCTGCTGCAGCCGGATTGGCTGGGAACATGCCTGCTGAATTTACAGTAGCGGTACCAGACATAGGGACAAAAGTACCTTCCTTAACAGCTTCTGCCAACTGTTGGATAATATAGTTATGTTGAGCGTTCGATACTACTCTCAAAGCTTCAGCCATACCAATGCCTCTCTTGTCATATCTCAACAGATTATCATCGCCAGGCTGCCATGCAATGGCATTTAAAGAGAAAGCATAAGTAGGAATAGCGATTGGGTCGTCGTCATACAAATACTCAGACACTTTTTCTTTAGGCACCAAAGTATCGAAATAAACTTTAGGAGTCATGTTTATTTCTGGGTGTATCGTACCGGCTGAATCTGAACTAATACGCGGGATTCTATCAGCGAATGTGTTAATAGGGAACAACATGCGATAATACATTGCCAGCCACTGTACGGCTACTAAATCCGGTGTTGCCAAGAAATCATAGGTATTGTCTCCGGCAGCCAAAATAGTATCCAATAGTTGCAGAGTAGTTTTTGGAGCTGTCCCTTCAAAACATAAATTCACTTGACCGAAAGAGTTTATAAAATCACAGTCGTTTTTCAAAATAGACGCCAATTCTTTGTAAGAATCCAGCAAGTCATGAACTGGGATAGGCTTGTGCTCATGAGCATATTTCAAGTCAGAGCCTAATGCCATCATACCCATCTTATTCTTCCCTTCTTGAGAAGAAAGATAAGAATGTAAAGTCTTGTATTCTGTCATAATTTTAGGTTGTTGTGTATTTTCTGTAAAAATTCTTGCTTCAGGGTTTGCCTGCAATCTTTCCGCTACTTTTTCAGGCAATTTCTTTTTCAAATCCTCAGACTCCAATTTTTCCTTTTCGTCTTTAGCTTTGGTGTCCTCTACTTCCTTCTTGTCCTCTTCTTCGTCTTCTTTAATGTCTTTGTCTTCTTCTTTTTCATCTTCATCATCCTCTTCTAATTTCTTCTTTGAATTCAGACCTAACAAATCTTTCAAAGCCGAAAGGACTGTGTTTTTTGTTTCCTCAGCCTTAAGCTCTTCTTTTGGAGCTTCTGGCTCTTGGACTTCTTGAACTTCGGGCTTAGCCTCCAATTCTTCCTTTTTTTCTTTTTCTTCTTCCATATTATTTAATTCTTCAAAATTAGAACTTAAAGTAATAAATTCCTTTTTATCACAATATAATTTATATTCTACCGGAATATGCCCCAATTCATGTTTTACCGCATTGGCATTTGAAGGGATAGTAACTAAAGAGACTTCAAAAACATCAAAAGACTTTGTTTTTTTCTCTCCCCTCTCATTCTCTACTATTACTGCATTCCCGCCAATAGATACGGCTCTTATACAGCCTTCATTGTATAATTTCTCATACATCTTGCCTTTTTCGGTAGAAGCGAATACCAAAACCCCTGTCCATGCGTCATTTTCGAGTTTTATATCATCTATCCTGCCGATAGGCGGTTCCCATGACATATGCTGTTCTACAAGAACGGGATTTTTTAAATATCTGTCCCACTTTATAGACTTGTTCATTACCCTAAATCCTCTATCGTTTAGGGATTCATCCGATAATACTTGCCTTACCATTTTTATAATTTTCTATTAGTTCTTCGTTACCCTCTATTTTCATTTGCCGATAGTTCTCTTTCTTGTCATATTTCCCTAATACAATAGTATCGGCAAAAAATGTTTTGTTTTTGTCGGTATATACATAACCTTTTCTTGCTTTTAACTCTGTCATAATTAACCAATTATTGTCCAACCTTTATCTGTTGCCGACTGTTTTTGCTCTTCCGTCAATTTTGCATATACTCCCGAATGTAAAATTAATATCCTTGTTTCTGTAACATTAGCCAATCCGTCAAGTATGCTTTGTATGGATTCATCTCTTAATTTATATGATTGTGAAAAAGACAAATTTTGTTTTATGCTTTCAGGTGTAAATCGGACTTCTATAAGAGAAGTACATCCATTAAATGGATTCTGTTGTTGGGTTGGTTCACATTCTGAAAAATCTAATTCCCCGACAATTGTTTGCAATGAATATCTCCCATTAAATCCTAATGTTATCCGAGCAACCTTTACTTTAGGAGAAAATGTAATTTTCTTCATTTTATCAGGAATAATATTAGTAGCTAAAGAAAATAAACTACTACAATCTATAGCCCTTTCAGGAATGTTTATAAGGCTTACTTCTTCTAAAGATGAACATCCATAAAAAGTATTTGAAATATTCCCGTTTACAGTTATACCTGAACAATCTACTATATTCCCTTCATTTATTTTAGTCAGAAAATAACAATTCCTAAAGCCCTGATTAAGGCTTCCCCATGAAGATGTATCTACATTTACCTCCCTTACACATACATTATTATTAAAATTTATCATATTCCTATTATACGGGACGTATTTCATACTTAATAACCCATATAAGAAGTGATAAGTTGTCTTTTCAGGGAAATTCTCTGGCAAAAATAATACTTTGTCTGATAAGGAGGAAGGTATTTGAACATTACCTTCCTCCTTATACTGGTCTGTTATCTGCCCGCTCGTGACAATCATATCTAACAAATCAGGGATATACTGCCCATAGCCGTACTTCCACATCATCTCTTCTATCCCATAATGGGGATGTATAGGGGTGACGGGATTTATCTGCTTGTCTATAAGCTGCACAGAGCCTGATTTGGCTTTTATATAGGTTATGTCTATGGTAGAATTGTCCACCATGACACATTCGAATTTCATACGCCAGCATTCGATATCTTCTTCCGTGTCTTCCTTGTATCCCTGCTTGATAAAGTTATTCATGCCACGATACATAGGCAAAAAGTTGTTCCCTTGAAGTATATCCTTGAAAAATTCGGACGCCCTCTCCGTGAAAAGCTCTGTCCTTAGCTTATAGGCAAGATTACGCCTCCATTCATAAATATCTGTCTCTCCTGATAGGGTATAATTTACCAGCCTGTCCATTACTACAATGTCTATATTGATGTTGTCCCTTATCAGACCGCCAATATAAACCATATTGTTAGGGGCTGAATCTACGGTTACTACAATAGCCGGCAATGTCGTGTTTACTACTGTCCTTCCGTCCGATACATTAGACGTCAATACGGGTATATGATTCTCTATGACAATATCCGTTTGCCTGAAAAAATCTATTATTTTTTTAGTCAATAACCCTATCATATGCCCTATTTTTCGCTAAAATATGAAGTTTTTTATTATCAATCAATTATTTATTGAAATTTTTGTTCCAAACCGTCAAAATCGCCCTATGTGCGAGCCTATAAGTCCTCGCTCCTACCCCCATGAATTGGCGGGCTGGTATTTGAGGGGGGTTCCTGTATATTTTATAGGCAGGCTGAACCCATCTTTTAGGAGACTTTCCTCCTTCATTCTGCAATTGTGCGTACGGAACGCTGGTTTTTAACCCTGCCGTGTACGGGACATTGGTTATTTTCTTGATAGAATTGTATAACCTCCCTGTCCTCCTTAGTTTTGGATAAGGCAACTTTACACCGATAGGCGTATTGTGCACATCATACATACGCTCTTTCCATTTCTGTGCCCCTCCGTCGTTAGTATATGCCTCTTTCTGGAAATTCTGCTTCGTTTCCTTGAGCATGCTTTCCGATATCGCCTTGGGCATTTCGTCCCTTACACAATTCCTAAGACTCTTGAGCTTGTTTATCATATCCTGCATCGTATCCGCCATCTTTCTTGCTTTTAGGGGTAAAAATGCTCTTTATCTTGTCTACTGTGTTGGTAATCCATGACTTGTTGGTGACTTTTTTGTCGATATCCCCTTCATCCAACCCCACTTTTTGCAGGAATTGTTCGGAAATCCGCAACCCTTGCTTGCTCAAAGTATCCGTAATCTGGATAAAATGCTTGACTGAGATACTCTTGTCGGGAATAATCACTACCTGATAATCCGTCAAATCCTTGTTCTTTATCAATCTCGCCAATTTCGGCATGGTCTGGGTATTCGTCACCCTTAAAATGTCCTTGTTATCTTCGTCAAGGATATTCTTGTACAATTGCATGTGAATTTCCGCCAACTGCTCGGAATTCGTGTTCTTTTCGGTGTTCCCGATTAACGTACTTCCGGTGAGAAGCTGCATAAGCTCGCTTTCCCACTTGTCTACCAACTCCTTGTGAGCCCTGAAAGCTTCGCTCGGAGCTTCAGTATTGACGGAATTTATCTCTACTTGGTATTTCCTCTCCTTATTCGTGGACAATTCGTTTACCTCAAAGGGCACTACCGGTGTGGCTGTAGGGTCATTTATCAATCTGGCGTATTCCGCTGCTATCTGCTGTGCTTCTTCGTTCTGCGCCTGATACCCTATCGTATAGCGAGGATAGGAATAACGCCCCGTCAGAATGCCCCAATTGCGATAAGAATTCACTATCTCGATTATAGCCCGTGTAACCTCCTGCATCAGACCTAATTTATAGTCTTCTTCAGGGGAAGCCTCGAAATAAAACATGTTGTCGTAATCGTCAAATTTAGCCACACTCTGGATATCAAAGGTCATATAACGTATCGCCCTGTTGAACATGTCTATATTCCGCATAGGGAAATCCGTTACAATGTCCTTTTCTATGTCTATCTGCTTGCCTGCTACCCCGCGAATCTTCGCGTTCAACGGAGCACGGCAAACAAGCTGCTTGAAAATGTTGGTCTGCGTAAAATATTTGGAGAATTTGTCGTCTATCCTGCTCATTTCCCCGTATTTCGCCAAAGCATAGAAGTTCTTTTGGGCAGGAACATATCTCTTGTCCAATAAGGACACCAAAAAAGGACTCGACTGTATAGCCCACGACTGCAAAACGCCATAGTAGTACAAATCACTGTAATTTATAGCCCTGTCTATCGCATCTCTCCAGTATTTCGCTGTATACGGAGTGTCATAATAGTTAATAAGATATTTTGACTTAACTACTCCAGTCCCTACAGACTTGGGAATGTAATAAGGGTCTATTTGGGGTGTATTCCAGATTGTCATATTAGCCTATATAATCATTTATGTTCGTTACTATTTTACCTATCGCGTTAGGCTCAGGCTTGTTAACCGCCCCAGTCATGCGGGATGTCCCAGACTTCATCCTGTGTATAGTAGACATCACACTGTTGTACTGGTTCGTGAAAACAGTACTCCACGCAAATGTAGAACCCATAAAGGCTGATGCCGTCAATACCCTTACCATAAAAAACAAATCAGGATGGACATCCTTCATTACCGGCAACATCTCCTCCAAATCGTATATATTCCCTATCTCGCCAGCCAAATAGCCTATAGCGGATACATAGGCGTCTTCCAATGCCGTCGGATTCATGCCTATTATCTCATCACATGTGTTAGGCTGTATCCATTGATATAAATCTTTTATCTCTATCATATTATAAGGACTTTAATTTCCCTCCTATCGCTATAAACATCTTCGTCTTCTTCTGGGCTGGATTGACTATCTTAAGATTCCTCCCCATTAACGAAACTCCTTTGGCTACCGCGTCCGGTATGTCGTCTTTCTTTAACGGACTCTCTTTCCTCGAAAACTCCAAAAACTGCTGCACCGTAATCTCTCCCATAGGAGTGTTCTTCATCTTGTCGTTGAACATTATCCCCCCATTCTTGAACAACGGGTCTAAAGTGGACTCAATGTTGTAAAACTTGTTACCGTGATTGCGCGTGTCCCACTCTATCGGACATATCCACCCCTTTTGCGCCTGAAAGTTAAGCAATGTTTTGTTGAAATCCAACGGAACTTGCTTTTTTTCAATGTATAAACGTGGCGTTATCGGACATTTTACGTATAAGCTATATATGCCTTCCAACATCTCGTATGTGCTCCCCTGTACTGCATACACGTCCACCAACCATATCTTGTCTTTCGTCAACCCCAACAATACGCACGCCTTGTAATCGTTCTTTACACTCTCCTTAGCCGACGGGTCTACGTAGATTATATAGCGTACAAACGATTCTTCTTCCGGCATTGTCCCCCATGGTATATGGTGGAATATCTCTCCCTCCATCTCATCGTAATACTCCCCGTCCAAAAACCTACGCTTGTCTATCTTCGACAAACTCTTCATCGTCAACATGTAACTCGAAGATACATTCTCCTTGTTGTCCTCTACACTGAAATGCTTCTTGTACAACATCGCCTGTATACTCGGGTCTAACTTCATCCCTGTATCGTAATCCTCCTGCAAAAAAAACCTCTTGTAACTCCAATGATTCTTACTGCACGGATTCAACGCATACAACATCTTGTTCTTTACCGGCAACTTCTGAGCTAAACGTGTCAATAACTTACTTACCGGCTGCCAACTTATCTCACTTATCTCATCCAAAAATATATGTCCCCATTCCGTACTTAATATCGAATCATATTTCGACTCACTGTCCGAACTCCCCCGCAAACTCCCGAATTTTATGTACGAACCATTGTAGAATACCAAACTGTCGTCCTTGTTTACATACCGAGCAAACCTCTCTCCCCCTATCATCACCTTCTTGTAATCACTGTACCCCCAACGCCTCGCCATAGAATTCAATACCGCCGGTACTGTCTGCATCAACATCCCATTGTTCAACGACGTAAACGTATTCCGTATTATCAAACAATTAGCCCCGTATCTTATACACTGAGTCACAAACCACGCAAATATCAAAAATGTCTTCCCAGCCCTGCTCGAACCGTAAAACAAATACTCTACATATCTGTCCTCATTCAACAAATTGTATAACTCTATCTGCTTATCGTTTAACCGCTCCGGCAATAGTATCATAGTCTATCTTATCTATTATCTCTATATTCCCCGTATCGCCACTCATTTCCGATTCTGTTTCTTCTCCTCTCTGCTCCTTGATTATCGTCTTCTCCGTCCGGTTGATACTGTCACTCGCCGCCTTGAACACATTCACGTACTTCATGATGACATCTAACTTCCCCTTTAACTTGCTTATCGTTGCCGGACTATCAGCTACTTCTATGTCCCCTAATATCTCCTCCAACTTCTCCCTAACCCCTATCATGTCCAAAAACGCTACCGTCTTCCCAAATGTCGCCCTGAACTCTTCCCGTACCTTGTCGTCTACTTCGTACTTCTTTATCTCGCCACGCTCTTCAATTTCCTGCCTGCGTAGCGCCCGCTCTTCTTTCCCCTTGATTATGTCTATCGCTGTACCCATACAACAAAGGTAATACTTTTAGTCGAATTTCCAAATTTATTAATAAAGCCCGACCCCCTACCTCTGTTTACCCCTGACTCAAAAACAAAACAAAGGAAGTAATAACCTCGCTCGGGGCTGTGCCCCTCGCTTCGGAGCTAACCAATGCAACCCCTTATGTGATTCCGATTCCCAAAGAGATTTCCCGCTTCCTTCCCGCATCATCTCTTTTGCTTCATCCTCGCTTTGCTTTTTCTCGTCTGGCTTCCGGTTCCGTTATTCCTTCTCCTCCATCAGTCGCCCCGCTCTCCTCTCTGTTTCATGTGAAACAATCCCGTTAACATTTCCGTATTGTTTTAACTTAATTCCAAATGAGATATTAACATTTTCACCTCTGTAACGTGTTGTTATTCACCGCATTAGCAAACAGAACTGCGCGCGCACACGCACGCACGTTATGAATGTATCATCTATATGTATATATATACAATTCATATATAGTAATAATATATATAATATATAGCCTCTGCATGTAATTATTTCCTTTCTTTTTTTTCTAAAGAAAACTCCAAGTTATGTTAATAATAAAAGGGGGGTAATATATACCCCAAATGGGCGGGTTTTCATGTGTGGGTACTAAGGGAAACGAAGGAGTAAAAAGGCGACTCGCTATAATGACAGCTCAATATGTAAACATAGTATTCGATATGTTAATATATAGTTAAAACATATGAGATATAATACATTTTTCTGAGAAAAACGTTGTGTAATTTCAAGAAGTTTTGTATATTTGTAATACAGAAAAGGAAATAAAGAAAACGAAATATTAGTAACACTAAAAACATTATCAATATGGAAAGAATAAACATGGAAGAAGCGAGAATCCGAGTAGAATTTCGTAAAAACGAGACGGGCGAAGTAATAAAAAACGAGTGGTTTAACGTCATATCATTTGACAATTCGGACGGTTTTGAGTATGATATGGATGAATTACTAAAAGAAACCGGAGCGGATTATTACGAGATAGTAGAATTTGAAGACATTCCGGAGGAACTACAATTGCCGGATAGCTTACCAAATGAAACCATAGACCTATGTAAATACTTTTATACGGGAGATGATGAATATTTCAAAGAAGCCTTTTTCTACTGGCTGGATAATTATCACTACAAATTATTAGATTCTGACATATTAGACTTAATAGATAGGGCTAAAGACGCTTATGTAGGATATTATGAAGACTTACAAACATTTGTAGAAGAGATGTTCAATGCTGAATTCCCTGAATGTACTGAACGTATAAAATATTATATAGATTTCGATTTATACGAAAAAGAGTTGATGTACGATTATTTCGAAATAGACGGACATATATTTAAACAATAAAAAATACAGCTATGAAGACAATAAAAGGCACTTATAGGGACAATAATTACTTTGAATACGAAGTAAACGGAAAAAAGTATTGGGTACAAGGCGAATTGTATTGGAATAAGAAACGAAATAGACTGGAGCACACCCATATAGGAGTAAGAGGGGGAGAATATTTAATTTATTGGAACTTTTAAATAAAAACATTATGTATACCGTAGAGATAAGCATAGACCATTCAAATTTCCCTGATTATATGCATTTTACTTTATTGAAAGTAGGAAACGAGGAAAGATTGTTTAAAATAGCTCCTATAACTTAGGGACAATTATTACTTATTGTGTTAGTAATGGAATAGATGTAAAAGAATTATCATTTGAAAATAAATTAGTGAAAAATGGAAGAGATAAATAACATAATATCGACAATTATATCAACAAAAGAAATAACCTATAGGCAAATTAATTATTTAATTAGCAAAAGTGAATCTCTTGGGATAGACGTTACAAAAGAGCTGGTTAACTATGATATAAAATTAAACGGGAAAGACGCGGAAAAGGAATTGAAATGGCTAAAAAAAGGAAATAATTTGCGTTTATGTGGATGGAGAGAAAAGAACGCAATTTCTAAGGCTACAAATAAAGATATCATATTTAAAGGGTTACACGAATTCGGTAAAAGTATGTACGAACCATATTATTATATAAACGGAATAGCTTACACCCATGGTGATACAATAAGTATTGTTGGATAAAAAAAAAGATTATGCTAGAAAAAATAAGATTAAAAGAGCTAAACGATTTACACGGGACGTTTAGACATAAAGATGAAATATATAAAATAATCAGCACATTAAAGGACGTTGATTTAATTAAAGGTACAGTTAACAGAGTCATAGCATGCAAAAATAAAGCTACCAGCAAATACAAAATAATAGATGTCGGGAAAAATGGAGATGAATTTGTTTTTGTAGAAACAAGCATAATACAAAAGAACGGAGAAGATTCCGTCTATTATGCGGACTTGACAGACATAAAACTAGCTCACATTAACCCTAAAAAGGTAGAATGTATGAAGGGGCGCAAAATTAGAATGGATAAAAATTCTGAAAAAGAGTTGCTAAAATTCGTTTTTTGTGAATATGAATTGAACATAGGTACTTATCATCCGTTTTTATTGTCAAAAAAATGCTATTTCGACGATTTTTACGAAAAAGATGGACATACCTATACATGTTTCACGGCTGAAGGAATAAAAGGGGAAATGTTCCCTTTCGAGATAAAGGATTATTCATATGCGGGTCAAGACGTAATATTTAAATTTGATATAATATGAAAAAAAAAGATATTCTTAAAGATGCAAAGGAAATATTAGAGATGTTGCCGGATGCTTCAGAAAGTGACAAATATTATTTCAATTTTGAAATAAATAATACTTTAAAAATATTTGCGAATAAGTTATACATATACCCTTCAATAACATTATTAGTAAAAAAAGATGATAAAATAATTGAGTACATTAATGCTAATTCAGGAGAAAGAGGCTACGATAAAAAAGTAGATGAGATAAAAAACGCAATAATAGGGTGTAAATCATTAAATAACATAATAAAATGATAGGAATAATTAATATAGAGTTGCTTTATAGGCAAATAGCGTCTTATTTCATATTTAATTATTTTAATATGGAAGTAGGAACCAACGAAGTATGTATATTGAATGATGAAATAATAATCCTTGACAAATTGTGTAATTTTTATTCAGAAATTACGATTGATAACGGAATAGCAGTAGATATTAAAGGCTACATAAGAACGTGGGAATTTTCGCCCAAATATGTAGGAGACGAAAAAGAGGCAAAGGATATTGCATTAAAAATGATAAATGATTTCATAAATATTAAAGACGGGTACAACATTTATTCAAGAGGATATTACTATGACAACTAAAAAAGACAAATTAAACGCTATTTGCGGGCTTATATTATTTCTGCTAATCTTGATTGGCGGAATGCTGGATACGCAAATACTAGAAGAGCAAAAAACAAAAGAAATTAATAATTACGCTGATACTGTAGAGGTATTTTTAAATGATAGTATAGTCATATTTAATTGAATAATCATGGACATAAATAAACAAATAAAAAACAACGTAGCGACTGTACAGACAGTGAACTACTACAAAGACATAAAGAAATTAGCCCTTAACTCGAGCAATTTGGCGCGGTTTTGCCAAATTTTAGGAGAATCAAAGGGGCGGGCGTTCGTAGAAAACATTTTGCAAGCTTCGTACAATTCTAAGTTGAAATTCTGCAACCCGAACAGCGTAATTTTATGCGGGTTAGCTATTGCAACTACTGGATTATCATTGGTTCCCGCTCTTGGGCAATCGTGTATCGTCCCTTACAAGGACAACGCACAAGCACAAATAATGTATCGTGGATTCATTGAATTAGCTAATAGGACGCAAAAATTAGAGCGTATAAATGTCTCAGAGGTTCGCGAGGGTGATATTGAAGGTATAGACCCGTTTAAAGGAGAAATAATATTGAAAACATATGATTATAACGGATATATAGAGCGAAAAAAACGGGCTTATATCGGGAATATTGCCTATATGAAATATCTTTCAGGCGGTGAATATTTTAAATATATGACAGTCGAGGAGATAAAGGCACACGCTCAAAAATACTCGCAATCTTATAGAAATAAAATGGGGTTATGGGTTACAGATTTTGAGATGATGGCTAATAAAACAGTAGCAAAAAGCCTACTAAATTTATACGGGCCGAAAACGGAGAGCATGGAAAACGCAATTAAATATGATTTTTCGACACCAACGAACGAAAATTTAACAGATTTAGAATATTTAGACGGGACAAATGAATAAAGAAAAAGGGCTAAATTTTTCGATTAAATGGACGAATTCGAGGATTTTTCCTCCTTCACATGAAAGAATAAGAATTATTTTAGAAAGTGGAGATGTTAAAATAGGGGTGTTCCATCCAGAAAGCATACCATTTGTTTTCGGAGTAGACGGAAATGTATATTATTATTCAACTGTAAAATTTTGGCAATATGATAGATAGGAAAGTGTTTAGAAATTACGAAGAGTGGCACAATTACCGGAAAAGCAATTATTTTATTGGAGGACATGATATAGCGGTAATAACTGGTCATGATGAATACAAAACGCCTTTAGATTGGTATAACGACTACCAAAGGGGGCAAGCAATGGAAAATGAA